AAAAGGGAAGACTATATGCGTGTACAGTTGACGTAGCAAGAGGAACAAATAAAGATTACTCTGCGTTCATTATCTTTGATGTTACAAAAGAAGAAAATAAAAAGATACCTTATGAAGTTGTTTGTACTTATAAGAATAATGAAGTTAAACCATTTGTCTTTCCAAATATCATATCTCAAACTTGTAAAGCATATAATGACGCTCACATACTTGTAGAAGTCAATGACTTAGGACAAGCAATCTCTGAAGCGATGCATTATGAGTTAGAATATCCAAATATCTTAATGACTACTCAAAAGGGTAGAGCAGGTCAAATACTTGGTGCGATGTATTCAGGTAGGGGTACTTCGTTAGGAGTAAGAATGACAAAACAGATTAAAAAGGTGGGCTGTGCGAATTTTAAGACGCTTATAGAGGGGGATAAGATACAAATTAACGACTTTAGTATCATAGAAGAAATATCGACATTTTCACGTAGAGGTAATAGTTGGCAAGCAGAAGAAGGTTGTAATGATGACTTAGTAATGTGTTTAGTTATCTTTGGGTGGTTATCAAATCAACCATATTTCAAAGAGTTATCAGATATGAATATACGAAGTCAGATGTATATGGAACAACAAAAACTCATTGAACAAGATATGGCACCTTTTGGATTTATGGACGATGGAATTAATAGCGATCCTATGAATGAGGAAACGATAGATGAATATGGTACACGATGGTTCCCTGTCGTCTATAAAGGTCAATAAATCTTCAATTTTAGGTTCTTATAAATATCTAAATGATAAAAAGTTTGACTATGGGCGTAAGAAAACTTACGAGTTTTGAATAACAATAATTAGCTAATTAAAGAGGAGAATAAACCTATGGCTTTTCAAGTATCACCAGGGGTTCTCGTACAAGAAAAAGACTTAACTAGAATTATTCCTGCGGTATCAACTTCTATTGGAGCTGTTGCGGGTCCTTTCAACAAAGGTCCAGTCGGCGAAATAGTAGCAATATCCAGCGAACAAGAACTAGTAGATACTTTCGGTAAACCAGATTCAACAAATTTTGAATATTGGTTTTCTGCCGCAAGTTTCCTACAGTATTCTAATGCTCTTAGAGTTGTACGAACGGAGAACACCTCATTGACGAATGCAAATACAACTGGTTCAAGTGTATTGGTAAAGAACGTTGATGATTACGAAAACAATTACGCTTCAGGACAGGCCAACGTTGGACTGTTTGCAGCAAAAACGCCAGGTGCGTGGGGAAACAACTTATTAGTTGCAACTTGCCCAAGTGCTACAGCGTTTGAACAAACATTAACAACATCAAATCAAGTTGACGATACATTATCAGTTGGTGACACAACAGTTACAGTTGATGATGGTACAGCATTTAACGTAGGAGACATTATTGAATTTTCTACAACTGCTGCACTTACAGACTTTGATTCTGGTGATAAGTATAGAATAACAAACATCGCAACAAATGACTTAACAATCGTTCAACACCCAAGAGGTGCTGGTGGATTAAAAGTTGCTGTTGTAGATGATGCAAGAATAAAAAGAAGATGGAGATATTACGATTCAGTAGATGGCGCTCCTGGAACTTCAACATATGTATCTAATAGATCAGGTTCAAATGATGAAATCCACGTTGTAGTCGTTGATGAAGACGGTGGTATTTCTGGTACACCAGGTGAAGTTATTGAAACTTTTTCAAAAGTTTCTAAAGCGGCTGACGCTAAAACTCCACAAGGTGATGACAACTACTATGTAAATGTAATTAAAAATAGATCAAATTACATCTACTGGATGGATCACAACTCATCAGGTTCAAATTGGGGTAGTAACGCAAGTGGATGGTTCTTCAGTAACAACTGGTCAACTAAAAACAGCGTATGAATTTTTCCAAGACGCTGACACAGTTGACGTAGGATTGATTATTGCTGGTCCAAGTGGTTCAACTACACACGTTGATAATCTAATCACAATTGCTGAAAATAGAAAAGACGCAATCGTGTTTTGCTCTCCACAAAGAGCTGATGTAGTAAATGTAACAAACTCAAATACACAAACAACTAACGTTATTGATTTCTTTGATAACATTAGATCATCAAGTTATGTTGTATTTGACAGTGGTTACAAATATACTTACGACAGATACAATGACGTGTATAGATTTGTACCTTTGAACGGTGATATGGCTGGTTTATCAGCTAGAACTGATCTAATTGCAGACTCTTGGTACTCACCTGCTGGTTTCAACAGAGGTATCGTAAGAGGTGTAGTTAAACTTGCTTATAATCCTACAAAATCACAAAGAGATCAATTATATCCAAAACGAGTTAACCCTGTAGCTACATTCCCTGGACAAGGTACTGTACTATTTGGTGACAAAACTGGATTATCATCTCCAAGTGCATTTGATAGAATAAACGTAAGAAGATTGTTTATCACTTTAGAAAAAGCAATTTCTACAGCTTCTAAATTCCAATTGTTTGAATTCAATGATGAATTTACAAGAGCGAACTTTAGAAATATTGTAGAGCCTTTCTTACGAGAAGTACAAGGACGTAGAGGTATCACAGACTTTTTAGTAGTGTGTGATGAAACTAACAATACAGGTGATGTTATTGATAGAAATGAATTTGTAGCAGAGATATTTGTTAAACCTGCTAGAAGTATCAACTTTATCACATTATCATTTGTAGCAACCAGAACTGGCGTGGCTTTTGAAGAAGTCGCTGGCGCATAATAGTAGAGGAGAATAAAAAATGGCAAACATTAATGACTTCAAAGCTAAACTTGCAGGCGGTGGCGCTCGAGCCAATCAGTTTAAGGTAGTAATGCCTTTTCCTGGTTACGCACAAGTTGGTGGCGAAATAGAAGACCTAGCGTTTTTATGTAGAGCTGCAGCAATTCCTGCTATGACAGTCACAAATATAGATGTGAGTTTTAGAGGACGAGCTGTTAAGATCGCAGGCGATAGAACAATTCCAAATTGGACTATCACTGTATTAAATGATACAAACTTTAAGTTAAGAAATGCTTTCGAAAGATGGCAGAATGGTATTAACAATATGACTGATAACGAAGGATTAACAAATCCTGTTGATTATCAAGTTGATGCGTTTGTAGATCATTTAGATAGAAACGGTAATACAATTAAATCATATACTTTAAGAGGTGCATACCCAGTAAATTTAAGTGAAATTGCTTTAGACTTTGATGAAAAGACTGAAGTAGAAACTTTTACTGTTGAGTTTGCTTACCAATACTTTGAAACAAATACTACAACTTAATAATTAATTTAGAGGGCGACCCTTAAAAGTCGCCCTTTTAAAACTTGTATAAGTAGTAGTTAAAGGAGACATATAATGGCTGAATTATTCGGATTTAGTATTACTCGGGTCAAACAACAACCAGATCCAAAACAAAGTTTTACTACAAGACAAGCAGATGACGGTACACAAACTGTTGCTGCAGGTGGTTACTTTGGTTCGTATTTGGATATGGAAGGTACTGCCAAAACAGAGCAGGACCTTATTAGAAGATACCGAGAAATAGCTATCCACCCTGAGTGTGATATGGCAATAGAAGATATTGTCAATGAAGCAATCGTAGCAAATGAATTAAAAGATGCCGTAAGAGTAAATGTAGATGATTTACCTTATGGAAATGAAATAAGAAGAAAAGTAGAAGATGAATTTAAAGAAGTATTAAAACTTCTTAACTTTAATACTAGAGGACACGACATTTTTAGACGATGGTATGTAGATGGTCGTATTTACTATCAAAAAATTATTGATAGAGAAAGTCCAAAAAGAGGTATTACGGAATTAAAATATATCGATCCTCGAAAAATTAAAAAGATAAGAGAGATCAGAAAGAAAAGACCAGACGTTCCTACACCAATGGCTGGATTAAACGTTGTTGATGAATTTGTTGAATATTTTTTATACAATGAAAGAGGATTGTCAGGTACAACAGGTACTGCTGGTTTAAGAATTGCTCCAGATACAATCGCATTCTGTCCATCAGGATTAATTGATCAAAACAAAAATATGGTACTGTCTTATTTACATAAGGCAATTAAACCAGTTAATCAATTAAGAATGATTGAAGATGCAGCGGTAATTTATCGTATCGCAAGAGCACCTGAAAGAAGAATATTTAAAATTGACGTAGGTAACTTACCTAAAGTTAAAGCTGAACAATACCTAAGAGACGTTATGGCAAGATATAGAAACAAACTTGTCTATGATGCTTCAACAGGTGAGATCAGAGATGATAGAAGTTATATGTCAATGTTAGAAGACTTTTGGTTACCTAGTAGAGAAGGTGGTAGAGGAACAAGTATTGAGACGTTACCTGGTGGTCAAAACTTAGGAGAGATTGCTGACTTAGAATATTTTAGAGCGAAGTTATATCGTTCTTTAAATGTTCCTGTAAGTCGTTTAGAATCATCTTCTGGTTTTAACTTAGGTAGAGCTTCAGAAATTACAAGAGACGAATTGAAGTTTACTAAATTTGTTCAAAGATTGAGAAAAAAATTTACAGAACTCTTTAACGATATTTTAAGAACTCAATTAGTTTTAAAACAAATTATTGCTGAAGAAGATTGGTATACTTTAAGAGATCACATACAATATGACTTCTTACAAGATGGTCATTTTGCTGAATTAAAAAATACTGAGTTAATGAGAGAAAGATTAGCTCTAGCAAATGAAATGAGAGATTACATAGGTAAGTTTTTCTCAGTTAAGTATGTTCGAAAAAATGTACTAAAACAAAATGAAAGAGAAATTGAGGATATGGATAAACAAATTAAAAAAGAAATTAAAGATGGTATTATTCAAAACCCAATGGCTCAAGTTACAAATAATGATGACGTTATAACATAGGAGTAAAAAATGAGTGAAGAAGTAAAAAACTTTATAGACAAAATACAATCTGGTGATAATGCTGGTGCTGGTGATGCGTTTAAAGATGCGTTACGAGTAAAAGTTGGATCTGCATTAGATACACATAGACAAGAAGTTGCAAGTAGTTTATTTAATGGAACTGTTGAAACGCAACCTCATAGTGATCCAAAACCAGTAATTGCTGATCCAGGTACTTTTAATGCGGACGGCACAGTATCACCTACTTTAAATACAACTGATCAAGTACAAATAGACTTGACTCAAGGTAGTGATAATGCTGGTCAGTAGAGTTATAAAAGAGAATCGAATAATCGATTCTAAAAGTTTTAATGATCTATCTCCTCTAATGAAAGAGGCGGTCAATGATGTTTTTAACCTCGTTGAAAAAGAAACAGGTAGTATTATTGATAAGTTTGAAAACGCTGTAACTAAAGTAGCGGAGTTTCATAATATAAGCGTAGAAAAAATAAATGAATATTTTGATAAAGAAATATTAGAACAACTAGGAGAAAAATAAAATGGCACAAACATTTATCGTAAAAGGTAGTGTCGTAAACAACCCATCAGATGACAATATTGGTAGAGCCCAATTTGTTAGAATTACTGCTACAGGAGCTACACAAACTGTAATTGTCAAAGGTTCTGATAGTTCAGTCTTAGGACAAGTTTACTTACACGCTGCTGGAGATACAGTAATTATAGAAAAGGCACCAGAAGATTTAGTGACTATCGCTGATGGCCACGCATCTGCTGTTGGTTCGCCTAGAAGTTAATTATGACTATATCAACTACTAAGTTGGTAGATAATTCTTTTCACATCATTATAAATTCAAATGGTGTAGGAAATGAAGAAGAACAAACTTTGGTTGATGTCGTAAATTCAAATAACGCTTCAAGTGAACCAAAAGTTTCAATAGCAAATATTGTTTATGAAATTATTGGAACAGGAAACCTTGAAGTTTTTTTTAAGAATGATACGACAAAAAAAGTAACATTAACAGGTAGAGGAAATTATGGTCTAAAACCTGGTGAAGAAAAATTAAAAGACGTAATAGGAGACGTTTTATTAAACAGTGACTCAAACGTAACAAAATATAATCTTGTTATAGAGGCACATAAAGAATCAGGATATAACTAATGGCGGATATAGTAACAACACAAACTATCGCTGATACCTCTGGTGTCAAGTACGTAGTTAAACTTACAAACTTCTCAGATGGTACAGGTGAAACACTTGTAAACAAAGTGGACGCATCTGCGTTAACATTTATGACAGAAGATGGTAATAGAAAAATTAGTAAAATTTGGTATTCAATAAACACGGCTAATAATAAGTCAGGTGTTGAATTATTATGGGCAGGAACATCAAATGCAACTGCAGTATTTCTTTCGGGTAATGGATATTGGGATTTAAGACCAGCTGGAAATGAAATACCAAACAATGCCACAACACCAACGGGAGATGTACTTTTAAGTACAAGAAACTTTGCGAATGGCGATAATTATACAATTATTGTTGAGTTTAGATAAAAAAGTTTATAAATAGTAGAGAGAGAATTTATGAAGCTAATATCAGAAGAAGTCCAATCAGCAGAATACCTAGTTGAAGAAACTAACGGTAAAAAAGAATATAAGATTAGAGGAATATTCTTACAATCAGATGTAAAGAATAGAAATGGAAGAGTCTATCCAAGAGAAGTTTTGGTTAGAGAAGTGAATAGATATAATAAAGAATTTGTCGAAAGAAAAAGAGCCTTTGGCGAGTTGGGGCATCCAGATGGTCCAACAGTTAATTTAGAAAGAGTATCACATATGATAACTAAATTATCTCCAAACGGTAAAGATTTTATCGGCGAAGCAAAGATAATGAATACTCCATATGGTAAGATCGTTAAAGGTCTTATAGATGAGGGCGCTCAATTGGGTGTATCAAGTCGAGGTATGGGATCAATATCTATGAGAAACGGTGTAAACTATGTTAAAGATGACTTTTATCTTGCCACAGCGGCAGATATAGTCGCTGATCCATCTGCTCCAGATGCCTTCGTAGAGGGTATAATGGAGTCAAAAGAATGGGTTTGGGACAATGGTGTTCTAAAACAAGTTGACATAGAATCTTGGAAAAAACAAATAAAAGAGGCGAAACAAAGAGTTTTAGAAGAAACTAAACTAAAAGTGTTTGAATCGTTTCTTAAAAAACTTTAATCTTATAAATATCTTGTAACAAAAGAAATTTATAAACGTTTATAAAATAAAGGAGATTTCTAATGGCCAAAACAGAAAAGAAAATTGAGGCGATGGAAGCAGAAGTAGAGAAAGTAGTTGAAGCAACTGCTAACCCTCAAGCTGACGCTCCTAAAAAGAATGCTGTTGCGGCAGAACCTTCTAAGCTTTCTAATGAAGCAGAAGATTTAGGCCCAGCTGTTGTAAAACCAACAGACAGTAATCCTGACGCCACAAAGAAAATTTCAAAAGTTTCTGGTGACCCTCAACAAAAAAGTCAAGGTAATGCAGACGCAATGCCTAAACTTAAGGAAGAGGACGAATCAGAAATGAAGGATAAGAAATCTGAAGTTAAAGAAGGAGAGATGCCAAAAGCAGCTCTTGACGCTCTTAAAAAATCGCAAGATAAAAAAGAGATGTCACACGAAGACGAAAAGAAAAAAGATATGAAAGAAGAAT